AAAGAGGCCCAAAAATTGAGGCAACAAGCAAAAGAATTAAAAAGAAGGCGATAAAATGCCAAAAGTAAAGAAATATTCTAAAGAAGAAGCGCACCAGCGACAAATAGACCGAGTAAATGAATACAACCGCACACATAAAAAAGAAGCTTACCGCAATCAAAAGAAGTCAAGGGCGCGTAACTTTATTAAAAAAGACGCTACACGGGAAGAATTGGAAGAGTTGCGCGGGCTTATTGATGAAAGACTGAAAGAAATATCTAAAAATTAGAAACGTGATACGCTTTCCCTGTTATAATTGATAGAAAGTTTATTTTAGGGGAGTGAAACTAATGGCGGTTAGTAAATCGCATATTAAAGCATCACGACAGTATGAGAAAAGAAATCCGGATAGAACAGGATATAATACTTTGAAGAGAAACGCGGTTAATTTTGTTAGTGCATATGCTAAAGAAGGTACAAAAGCCAATCAATATGTAACTAGTGACTATGGAAAAAAGCATTATAAAGAAGATTTAACCGAGCTAGAAAACTTAATAAAGCAGACTTTAGAAGAGTTAGAAAATTAATTTCTAATTTTTCTATTTTTTATCTTGACTTTATAACGTAGCGTGTTATTATATAGTTGTCGAAAGGATAAAGGAAATAAAAAGATAAGTTTTATTTTTTTACTCTTTTTATAACGTATCGTGACAAAAAGAAAGGAAGAATAACAATGAAGTGTGAATATTGCAATGAAAAACTAAATAACGGGTTCAATGTAACAGGGTATGAAATGACATCCCCAAAGCAGGCGGAGGGTCTAAAGTTCGATTCTCTTTATTGTATGAGTGAATATGCAAAAGAACATAATTTCAGCGACTACAATTATATTTCTTGCGATTTGTAAAAGGGGATGTAAACAATGCGGAAAGTAGAAAAGTATATCAATTTGTATCAAGAAAATAAAATCACTGTACATCAAGCCTATAAGCAACTAGGCGGGCGAAAGTATCGCGAATTTTGGAACAAACTATATAAATTATCAGCAAAAGAAAACTAATCAATTAATACATAAAAGTAAAGGGGCAATCATCATGAACAAGAATTCAGTTATTAAAGTATTAGGCGTTTTATTAATTATTGCAGTTGCTAATTGGTATGTTGACAGCCAAAAGCTTCACGACGCACAGAACCAAATTAGAACAGAACAAACGGCCAAGAGTAAGGCAACCGCACAAATGGAAGACCTCAGCGCAACTAATGACGATTTAACAGACCAAAACAAGGAATTAAAGGACTCACAGACCCATATTAAGGACGGCCAACAAATTAAAAATGATAAATTTACAATTGACTATGAAGACGATGGCGACGGTGATTATACTTTAACAGTTTACCCGAACAAGAAGAATGAAAAAATGATCGCACAGCAAGGGGACGGCGCCCAAGGTTTAGAAATTGTAAATGTTCCAAAAACAGACAAGCGCAAAACAACAGCCAACTAGAAGGGAAGTTATAAAATGATTATCACACCAGAAGCCGAAACGTACCGCGTTAATGCGCTATATGTAACTGGTCAAAGTGTATCGGAGCCATACAAGACATTAGAAGAAGCAGAAAAGAAAATTAGAGAAGAAATCAAGAGCGGAGAAGTGGCGAGCGTTTCTATTATTTGGCATCATTGGACGGAATGGCGAAAAGGCGGAACCTATGAACACAAAGAAAAGAGAATAAAAAATTGGAAAATATCATCGGAAAAAGTGGAAGTAGCAAGACAGAAAGCACTAGAAAAGAACAAGAAACAAGGGAAGTAATTAAAATGACAAACAACCTAATTAAATTTAAATTAACAAAAATAGACCCAGAAACTTTGTACGGGCTTGGACATGGTAAGGGATCTATTTGCAACGGAAAAGGTAAAATTGTTCCAGGTCATGAACTAACTATTGTCGTAGAAAGTCTAACTAAAGCACATATAACGTTACAGGGTCACGACACCATTATCAATGGTGAAGGGTTTTACATTAGCGGCAAGAATGAAATGACTTTGGACCTTTGTAAAAATAAACAAGTAGATAATTTATTGAATTACTACCAAAAGAGCTTTTAAAAAGGGGATGTATACAATGGATGTTACAAAATTAAGTTACTCAGATTTAACAATTAAAGCATTAACGCTCTTAGATACAGATGATAAAGTAAGACTTTACTTGATGGAAGCCACCCGAATTATGCGGGCTTTATATGAAAGTGACGCCGTATATACACACGAGCGCCGAGCATTTAGGCGGAACTATTGGCGGTTTGTTCTTTGCTGTAATTTAACGCCGTCAATGAACAGAATAACAGCAACAAAAATCTACGCCCGTTTTGTTGGTGGTTATTGTGAAGGGTTAGAACCTAAAACAGCGCAAATAATGGGGATGTTATTTGAAGAACTAGCCCAAAGCATTTGCAACGGCGAAAACAAACAAGCACAACAAGCAATATTAAACAACGCAATTAATTACCTACTAAAGTACTAAGGGGATGCATACAATGAACTATAGAACATATTATCGAACTGTTAAGAGTCACGCCTTGAAGTTTGTTGATCCTGGGGACGACTACAAGCGCCGTTACTTTGCAAGCCGTGACGATTATAAAAGTGTACTGATGAAGTTGTTAGTTTCAACTGTTGACCGTTTGAACGGGCTGGGAGTTAATATAAAAATAGTTGTCGGGGATGACAACAAGCACACAGAAACAAAAGAAGCCGCCTAATTGGGCGACTTTTTTATTTGAACTAATAAATAGAAATAATAAAAGCGTTAGCTTAATAACTAACGCTTAGCACTTTGAAACTTATCCGGAACGTAAAGGGCGAACGGTTGAGGCGATCGCCCTTTGCTTACATACATATTTTATATTATAAAGGGGAGGCGGTGCAAGTATAGCAATTACAAAAGCACAGGCAACGGCCAAATATAAAGCAAAGCACCCGGAAGCAGTAAAAGCATATCAAGCGCGATCATATGCACGGCGATATATTAAACAGTATGCAGATAATGAAGGACTTGACGAACTGGAGAAGCTTATACATATCAGATGAGAAGAACTAAACAAGCAATAGAATACTATTATTTATATATGCTATCTATCTATTAATTAGGTAGGTGGCTTTTTTGTTTTAAATACTTGCGGAAAAAACGCGGAAAAATAAAGGGGCTTTTAGTGTTATATTGATATTGTCGAAAGAAACGAATTAATAAGGTGTTACCTCAAACGGTAGCGCCTTTTTATTTTGGCTTGCTTTATATTGCGATGCGATGACGTATAAGGTAATACAGTAGCAAGTTAACAGAAAAGGTTAATAACTTAATTAAAGCGTTAGAAGGTGAGTAGATGGGCCGTAAGTATACAGATAACTATAACGCATTTTACCATTCTAAAGAGTGGCAAGCAGTAAGGCGACAAGTTTTACAACGTGATAATTATTTGTGTCAGGTATGCAAGCGAGCGGGGCGAATAACACCAGCCACAACAGTACACCATATTAAAGCGGTAAGGGTTGACTATAGCAAACGGCTAGACCCTAACAACTTAGAGACTATCTGCAAAGCTTGCCATAATGCCGAGCACAACGAACGTACAAAGTCGCTACACGATAAGCGGATTAAACTAAAAGCCGAAAAGAACAGCGATATTTTTACATTCAGCGCCAATCCGGAGCTTTAATCCAAAACGCACATGCCTATAAACGCCGTCATATCAACGATTAAAGCAGTCTGAAAGTGAAAATAAATAATTTCCGTGTGCAAAAAGTGCAAAAACAAGCCCCCCACCCCTAAAAAATAGAAAATTTTAAAATCACGGGAGCGGTGCCATGCCTTACTTCGCAAAAAACTCGTTTTTCAAAATTTTTTGCACACAAAAAAGCGGACACCCATCACCGGATGTCCGTTAATTTTGACCACTCATATTTCAACTAAATCATAACATAACTAAAAATAGCGTCAAGCGCTAAATTTCGGTGAAAGGAGGAAGTTTTGATATGCCACAAACAGCTAAAAATGTTCTTCAATTAGTTGCAAATGGTAACTACAATCATAAGCCAAAAGATGAGTTAGAACGGCGTGCGAAAAATGAGCAAAAATTAAAAGTTTCTGCTGAACATATGGATCCACCATCTTATCTTGATCCTGGAGCTAAAAAACAGTTCCGAGCAATTATTAAGCTGTTCAAGGATACTGATTTGATGAACGAGGCTGATATTGACGAAATTGCACGTTATTGTGACTTAACGAAAGAATACAAATCGTGTAATGCACGGCTAAAACGAAATGGTCGATTCGTAGAAGGCAAACCTAATCCAGATTTACGACTGAAACTGCAAATTTCGGCAGAACTGGATAAGCTAGCGAAGAACCTCGGGCTTAATCCTGCGGCCCGAGCATCATTAGCTATTAACATGACAGATAATCAAAATGAAGAAGATGACGATGAGTTCTAATATTCTAAAAGAAAATCCACTAGGCCTTAATTATTCTGGTGTTGTTGAATGGTCAAAAGAGTACGTTCAACACGAAAAGGATCTGGGACACGTATTGGAACAACCAGCCCCTATTCTTTTAACCACTATCTATGCTGAATTAGTGGTAAATGGCGATATCACTACCGGAAAGTGGGTCAAATTAGCCTGTGAGCGTCATCTAAAAGACTTAAAACGTTCGCAAGAAGATCCTAACTATCCTTGGGCTTTCGATGAAGAAAAAGCGTGGCGTCCAATCCGATTCATTGAAAAGAAATGTAAGCCATCAAAAGGTGATTACAAGCGATTAGTTTTGCAACCTTGGCAGCATTTCTTTGTCGGCTCAATCTTTGGTTGGGTTGACAAAAACACTGGCTTGCGAAGATACCGTGAAGCCCTAGTTTTCCTTGGTCGGAAGAATGGGAAAACCACTTTGGAATCAGGAATTGCAGACTACATGGCTGGTTTTGACCATGAAAACGGTGCGAATGTTTACTTTTTAGCTAACTCACAAAAACAAGCAAGTATTTTGTACGAAGAAGCCCGTAACATGATTACTGCATCGCCTTGGTTATCGAAAAAATTTGTTCCTAATCGCTCTGAAATTCGCTTTCCTGAAACTAACAGTAAGATTGTTGCAATGTCAGCTGAAAAGAATAACAAAGATGGGGAAAACCTTCATTTTGGAGTGTTTGATGAAATTCATGAATATGAAGATTATTCCTTAATTAACGTCATGAAACGGTCACGTGGTACTCGGAAGCAACCATTAATCGTCTATATTACGACAGCAGGGTATGTTTTGGATGGTCCGTTAGTGGATATGATTGATCAGGGCCACGATACCCTAAAAAATTATGATTCAGACATCGATGAGCGAACGTTTTATTATCTCGCATCGCTAGATAAGAAAGAAGAAATGAATGATCCTTCGCTATGGGTCAAGGCAAATCCCAACATCTGTATGATGGATATTGCTGGACTAATCACTGATTTCAAAAAGAATCGACGAGTCCCTAACGAATTAGCTGATTGGATCACTAAACAATTCAATATTTTCTCGGAAGTTGATGAATTAAGTTTCATAACTCCTGAAATACTACAAAAAAATAAGCGTCACCTTGATTTAAAGGAACTTTTAGGTCGTGAATGCGTAGGTGGATATGATCTATCAGATACTGAGGACTTCACCTCTGCATGTTTAGAGTTTCCTTTAGATGATGGTGGCGTTTTTATATTGGAACATTCGTGGATTCCACACGCTCGGTATGAACGCGACAAGAATCCAGAACGAATTAGGAAGTGGGAACATGATGGGGATATCACAATTATTCCTGGAGATTATGTCGATTATTCATACGTTCTTGATTGGTTCACAGAACAAGCAGAAAAATACAACATTGTAATAATTCGATACGATTATGCTAAGTCGCTTCGGCTTAATAAGGAACTGGTTGAGGCTGGATTTAACACCGAAAAGGCCCACCAAGGGTTCGTCACGCTTGGCGGTCCGTTGCAAAATTTCAAAGAATTGCTTTTAGATGGCAAAGTCGTCTTTAACGAGCAATCAATGTTTAAGTGGTATCTCAACAACGTCCATCTCCGTCAAGATCGCAATAATAATTGGTTGCCTACAAAGACATCACAATCACGAAAAATTGACGGCTTTGCGGCAGCACTAGATGCGCATGTATCAGTGATTGATATGCTTGTGGTTCCAGACACTGGTGGACAAAAATCAACGTTTATTTCGTTCAAATAAGCAACCACAAGCAGGGAAGGAGGTGAGTATATGGGGTTATGGAGCAATGTAAAGCACCTTTTTTCTGCTGAACCCCAGCAAAAGGCGGAAACGGGGACCTGGAATGGTCAAGGATTCCATTTTAATAACTGGGCTAATAGTAACTTTTTCGGTACGCACAATAACGTTTTGCGTACCAATGAAGAAGTCTTTGGTGTGATTAGCCGATTGGCAAATACGTTATCAAGCTTGCCAATCCACGAATACAAAGACTATGACCAAATCAATACAACTGTGTCTGATTTACTCCATAGTGAATCGAATCCGTCAATGTCTGCATTCCAGCTTATCAATCAGTTAGAGGTATCAAGGAATACAGACGGTAATGCTTATGCATGGATTGAACGTGACGAACAAGGTACTCCCGTTAATTTATGGCCGATTGATCCTGGATCTGTCATTGTTAAGCGAAATATTGACGATAATTCAATCTGGTACGAGGTCAACAGCACAGAGTATCACTTTTTAGTATTCAACACAGACATTATTCATGTTAAGCACATTTCACCGTTAACTGGTGTACTCGGTATTTCACCATTGGATGTATTGCGGGAGCCGTTGAAGTTTAAGAAGGCGGTTGAAGATTTTTCGTTGAGTGAAATGGATAAAAAGGATTCGTATATTATCCAGTATGATCGGTCAGTCAGTCCTGAAAATCGACAAGCAATGATTAATGATTTTCGGCGAATGATTACGGAAAACGGTGGTGCAGTTGTTCAAGAAAAAGGGTTTGATTTCACACGATTTGAAAGCAATTTCCAACCAAGTGATTTATCGACAACGAATTCAATTACGCGATCACGAGTGGCAACAGCTTTCAATGTGCCACTATCATTTTTGAATGAATCACTAGAGAGCGGCAATGGAAAGTCAAATGAACAGGTCATGCTGCAATTTGTTGAAATGACGTTAATTCCAATTGTGACGCAATATGAATCGGAGTTTAACCGTAAGTTGCTTAGTAATATGGAACGATCGCAAGGAATCTATTTCAAGTTCAATATTAACGGTTTGCTTCGTGGTGATACTTCTTCACGGACAGCGTTCTACCAAACACTGATTCGTAACGGAATTGCATCTGCTAACGATTTACGGAAATTAGAAGAATTACCTCCATCAGACGCTAAAAATGCGGATAAATTATGGATTACTGGTGATTTATACCCAATTGATACGGATATTGCAGATCGTAATAGTAAGAAAGGCACCTTGAAAGGAGGTGACAATGATGCCACAGACAACAGTGATTCCCAAATAT